GTGACCTTCGCCCCCGATGCCGTCGTGATCTTGTCCTCCTCCAGCACCTCACGCAGAGCCTTCTTCGTGTACTCCTTCTTTCCCTTCGCGGTTGCTTCGGTTCTCCTCGCCTCCTCGTATTCCTTCGCGAGAATGTCGATTCCCTCGTCGTCAATCACGTCCCGATCTATCTCGTCGTGGAGATAGAAGTACGGGCAGGGGAAGGACGGGATGCAATCAGCTAGGAGTACTCCAGTCGCGGCCATTGCTTCGATCTTGAGTATCCGTTCCCGGATGTGCTGCTCGGAGTAGAACGGGAAATGGACGAGGTACTGTGACATCTTCCCAGTCCATTCACCGTTCTCATCCCGTAGAGCCCGGATCAGCCGCAACCGGGGCTGCATTCCCAACCCCAACATGTACGCCGAGACCTGCCACTTATACTTAGGGAACAGTCCTGTCTCCCACCCGTTCAACTCGAATCGCTCGAACTCTTGTTGGTTCTGAGACTTGATTTCGAGTAGCTCCCCATCGTTGAACCCATCGATATGTCCAACGACATGAATGCGATTGGTAATCGCGAGTCTGACTTCCTCCTGTCGCATTGTCACATGGGGGAAGTGCGCGGCCAGAACTTCGTCCTCGATCCTGTGTCCAGCCGCGAAGGTCTTGAGGATCGGTGTATCGGGTCGTAACGGGATCGCGTCGTACCCCAAACGTGCAGCTAGGAGGGCCTTCTCGCACCCTCCTAGCGCACTCGCACGGTATTCGATTGTGCCGTTACCATTCACGGTAACGATCGCAGCGTCAGACATTTGACTCCCCCTCTAGAACTGGAACAGCCCGGTGACGCTGGAACACGTCACCGGGCTGTGGAGTACTACTCAGCCGCCGTTCGCAGCAGCAGCCTTGGCCTTCGCCTTGGCCTTCGCATCCCGCTCCTTCACCTTCTTCGACCATGCCGCAGCACCCTCTTCGGTGATTGCAGCCGGGTTGTAGCTGGCGAACAGCGAGTTGCGAATCTGACCGGACTCGGCATCCTCGTACGGGATCGGCTTGAACGCCCAACCCATTGCGGATTGGGTGTTGCCGTACTTGTTGCGCAGCGTCCCGGCAGCCGACGCAGCACCGGTCTTGTTGCCGTACGAGGCAACCATGTGCCACTTGCCGTGCATCGACGGGTCACCGGTGATCTCAGCGAGCTTGTCCCGCAGAGGCGACCGGCGCTCGATCTCGACATCGGGAAGCTCGTCCAGCACGACATCCTGCCCGTACTTGACATCCCGATCCTTCCGTGTGGTCTCGGCCTCGGTTGCCGTCATGTCCTCATCCTCTCAGTGAGTCGTAGAAGCTCTCATCTGAGAGCTTCATCACGACCACCGTATCATGGCACTCATCGAGCTTCAAACATTCATCGACCCATGATTTGAACGGGAACTTCTGAGCCAACTCTGTGAGGGTTGTCATGGTGGACTCGGGGATGTCCCCACCTGTGGATGAGGTTGTGGATACGTCGGACACCTCGACTTCACCCAAGAACTCGGTCGGGTACTGCTTGGCCGATGTGACTGTGCGCATGTGCTTCGGGTCCTCGGGGGTCGGGTCGGGAAGGTCGTAGGAGTTCTCCACGACACCCCAATGGAACTTGAGCCCCGGCCAGATCACTGTCCCACGCGGTCCGATCTTGTCGTTCGCAGCCGACCTCTCCCGAATCACCTTCTCGGCACCGGCATCCATGGCAGCCCTCACCAACACCGACGCCTGTGACCGGCTGTTCAGCTTCACCTTCTTCGACGGGTGCTCGATCGTCTGCCCACCGTCGAACGTTGCCCAATCAGGACCGACCCGGTACATGGCGTCGATCTCGTCGCCGTCCTCGGCCAGCAGGTTCAGCGTCAGGGTCGTCCCGTACTCGCCTGGAGCGAACATAGCCGACTGAATCACCCCGTCAAAGTCATCCTTCAAGCCCTTATCGGTATCGAACTCGTCGTATTCCTCGGTCATCCCATTCCCTCTCTCCACACAATCGCTTCCTGAAACCATTTCGGAAACAGGTTCCTACTCTTCCTCCAAAGATTGCTCTGGAAGTCTCTGTCGTAGATGTAGGTCACGGCCCAATCGTCCTTCGATCGGATCGCTCGTCCGCACATCTGCACGATCGTTCGCACAGTCTGAACCGAGTACCACAACTGTCCACCTCGGGAGTGCATCCGCATCGAGACCTGACGGTCTTTCAGATACGGGAACGGTACTTTGCTAATCATCTGTACTCGGCAGGCATCACCCGGCAAGTCCACGCCTCTTCCCATCGACGGTGCGATGAGCACACTAGCCGGGGTGTCAAGGTACTCAGCTAACGCCCCCACTCTGCCCTGTGCATTCCGGTACGTAATGAACTTTCGACCCGATTTCTTACTCAGATATGCGGTCAGATGGTCAGCAAGGCCGTAGCTCACGGTGTGAATCAGCACTCGATCGTCCCGATGCCGACTCAAGTCCTTCGTTATAGCCTCGGCCATCTGATCCCACGCGTTGTTCTCACGGTTCTTGAACGACATGCTCACAGAGCCCCGAAAGAATACCTGTCGATTCTCCACCGGGAACGTATTCGGCAATCTCACAGTCTCATACTGCTTGTCATACCCGAGACTCGACATCATCTCCTGAGACGAGATCGGTGTCGCAGTCATCAGAAGCCACTTTTGTGAATGCCTCCAAAGATACTGTTGTCCCAATAGATCGACCCTGGCCGGTCTGAATGCAACTCCACGACCAGGGAAATCCTTTGCTCCACGACCAGTGTAGGCCCAATAACCATCTCCCAAACCGACATCAATGTTCTGAAGCCGCTGTTTGAGTTGAGATAGGAACTTAGCCTCACGTAGAACTCCGAGATTTCCAGATACGACATCGAGACCGGAAAGTCGATGGTCAATGTCGGGGAGATGTAGTCCAATCCATTCACGCCAACTGTCGCTAACTGTAACGTGACTGGGAACTTCCCATCCATAACGACTCAACCTCTTCTCGGTGATATCAACACTGACATGATTCATCAGCGATGACTCCAGCGTATCAGCCTCGTCAACTATCACGAGCCGCTGATTACTGAATCGTCCCGGCCCGTTGCACTCCGTCAGCAGATAACTCGTGTTCAGTACCGCGACCTCGGCATGCAATGCGTCCATCTTCGCGGTCTCGTACGGGCACACGAACTTTGTCGGGCAAAGATCGCATGATCTCGTGATCGACCACTGACAGTCCTCACACGAGACATGCCCGAGATAGTCCTCAGGGTGGAACCTATCCCTCTGATTGATCGTCGGGTAGTTACTTCTACCCTTCAGCAGCTTCGCATCCGGGAAGTCCCGCATGAACTGGTCCTGCAAACTCTTCTCGGTACAGCAGTACACCCTCGGAGTCTGCATCAACCGCCCGATCGTCTCACCGATCAGTGTCTTGCCTGACCCGGTAGGAGCATCGAGAATCACCACATCGACATATTTGAATGCGTCGAGCACGGAGCCCACGGCATCCATCTGATGTGGACGGTAGCTCTCGACCCAATCAGGAAGGGATTCGAGAAGCGGGTTGATCTTCCGGTTGACGATCCTCAACCGGGCATCTGTAGCGTCTAGGTTGGTCACTTACTCTGATATCGATTTATCTCGTTCGTGATTCGACTCCGAATACGTTCGTCCTTGATCTCATTGGCAATGAGTGACGAGGCATCCAGAATCGCATGGTCATCAGATGAGTCCCTCAGCATCGCCATAATCAACACTTCAGCGTCCTCATCGAGTTGCTTCCTGCGAGATAGAATCTCCAGTTGAGCTTCCGCTTGCATGATCCGACTCATGGATGCGATCTCAGACGAGACTATGTGGTCTCCCTGAAGGAACTCACTGAGATCATGCAACCGATGCACGAGCGCATCACGATGGAAGTCCTCTTCGGTGCGGTACATCGGGATTGCTTTCGACGCAATCAACGCCGCGATCTGACCTTTGACCGGAGGTGGGACTGAGAGCCGGACCTTCGAGGAATGACCTCGATTGTCGGTGGCTGTCACGTAGAACTGATCTCGTGAATAGCCGTTGGAGCCGAACTCGTCGGTCTCGGTCATGCGTTCCCCTTTGTGTCATCCGGCACTCGGTCAGAGCAGCCTACGCCTCGGGCTCAAGCCTGCCTAGATGTGAACTCGTCAGTGGATAGCCTGTGGAAATCGGAGATGTTAGGGCTCCTTTATCTACAAGAGAGATCAATATGGCCTTCCTCAGACGCTCAGACATGTCTACAGAGTTGTCTATATGTCTGAGACGTATCCCTCATACCCTTTCGGCAAATGGGGTATTTCGGACATTTCACGTTTGCTCTTGACAACCGCTGCCGACAGAACTCAAACTGCACCTGCGTCGTCGTGTGTCATCCGATGACTTCCCCCACCTCGGCGCACTCAGGTAGTCCCGTAGGTAACTGCGCCCCACCCCCTTGACCTCCCCTGGTCTCGGGGGTGGTGCCGTTTAGGAGCCCGACATGGCATGGCGACTCGCGACCTCCCTCATCGAGCTACGATCCGAGTGCGACGCTCAGTGGCCGAATCGTTCCAAGGTCTCAGACGGAACGATCGGAGACACCTCCCACGCAGCTACCCCCTCCGACCACAACCCCAACGCTGCCGATGTCGTGTGCGCCTTTGATTGCACCAACGATCCAATCAACGGACCAGACATCGCAGTCCTCGGGCCGGAACTCCTCATCGACCCGCACCCCGACCTCAAGTACCTGATCTTCAACCGACAGATCGCATCCCGCACCCACGGCTTTACGCTCCGTTCCTACACCGGTTCCGATCCACACACCTCTCACATCCACATCTCAGTTGGTGTCGGACCAGACGGGCAATCACAACCCCCGTACGACGACATCCTCCCCCACTGGCTCGCCTCAACCCCATCCCCGCTACCGACTGGAGATGACATGCCGCTCCACCTCATCCAAGGAAACAAGTCCGGTCAGTGGTGGCTCACCGACCTCGTAACCAAGCGGTACGTCCAATCACCGAATCAAGCCGCCGAGATCATCGTGAGCACGAGAGCGAACAAGGGCGTGATCGAGTGCTCCGACCAGAATGGGCCGGTCGTCTACGACCAATCATTCGTGGATGCGATTCCGTCGCTGCCATAGCAAGAGCCCCCGATCTCTCGGGGGCTCTGTACCGCTCGGGCTCGTCGGGCTCGGGGGCTCGGGTGAGCTACCCATCCACCTTCTTTGCCACCCACAGCCCGCCGTCGTCGTCGGTGAGCACGATCCGCCCGTTCTCGTCCGACCACTGCTCCACGAGGCGCACAGCGGGCTTCTGGCGGGGCTTGTAGGGCTTGACCGCCTTCGCCGCCGCCGCCGTCAGTGCTATCTCGGCCTTGTGCATCTTCGTCCGGTGCATCTTCATGCCCCGTAACGTTTGGTACTCCATCCCGCACACGTCACACCGGAACGTGATGCCGGGATGTCGGCCGTTCTTCCGGGCTTCAATCACTTCTTCGGTCTCTTCCATCATTCCCTCACTTCCTGACAATCAGTAGTCGCAACTTCGGACGGGTGATCTTGGATTCATTCCGGTAGTTCTCCGGTCGGTAGTACCTCCGGGCCTGCAACTCTCCTTGACGATCCAAGAAGTCATGTCGGGTCATGGTGCATCGAGTGCAACGAAGCGTCAATCGGTACGGGTAGCCATTCATGTTGGAATCTCTGGGGTTGTACTCGTCCCATGAATGCCCGTAGGTCTTGCACTCGACGTACGTGATTGTGGTGCGCCTAGCCATGGCTAGTCGGCCTTCTCTTCTCGGTCCTCGGTGTCTTGCCAGCTCTGGATAGTTGATTCGGCTTCTTCGATGCTGTCGGCAAGATTGGTGAGAGCTTCTGCCCAATCACGGATGGACTCCAACTCTCCGGGCTCCCCGAGAAGATCGAGAGCCGCTGCGGTCAGGGCGTCCGTTATCCACCATGGTAGCTTCTCGATTGGTCCTTTAGTAACCATTCACTTCCTCCGTTTCAATGTCGTCAACCAGTACCCTAGCACGCTCACGATCCAGAAGATAGACCAGAGCACGATCTCGGTATTGCCGATAGCGCCTGGAAGATCAGCCACCATGATTCCTTCTCATTTCTTGGGTAAGTAGTAGTAGTCCTTCGCATACTTCTTGCACTCTGCCGGCTGTCACTTCCCATCCAACGACACCGCTCACTTGCTCACGATCGATTGCTTCCAACTCCATGATGGCTGCCGAGATCGTTACGCTGTGATCCACCGGACCACCTGAGCTAGAACATAGACGGTAGCAACGACGCACAATGTGAGTAGTGCGTAGTCGGTTCTGGTCCATTGTGGAGGTCCGGAATAGTTCACGACACCACCCTGACATGAGAGTCCTTGATTTCCCAAGCACCGTCGATCTCTCCCATGTCACAAACATCCTGAATCACATCGAGCATGACTGCTTCGACACCTTCTGCCGCATTATCAGATGTTGGTACTTCAACATTCGCCCACGGCTGTTCTGGTCTCATGGTCGATCCATACTGGTAGATGAAATAGCTCACGGCATCAGCATGAGTTTGATCCCCTACTTCGAGATCAAGCGTAA